GTAAATAAGCGCTAGTTCGTTGCTACACGATACGTAGATACGGATTAGCCGCTCCTTTAAGTCGGCTGATAAGGCGGCGTGTGCCGCATAAATTATTTTGTCCATTTAATAGGAGGCCATCATGGCTTTAACAAATTTCGGTACGCTTACAGGCGACCAACTCCAAACTTGGAGCCGCGACTTCTGGAAAGTAGCTCGCAACCAATCTTTCATCAACCAGTTCGCTGGCACAGGTTCTAACGCTATGGTTCAGCGAGTAACTGAACTGACTAAGAACCAGAAAGGCACAAAAGCTAACATCACTTTGCTAGCTGACATGACTACCGACGGTATCACTGGTGACAACACTCTGGAAGGCAACGAAGAAGCCCTCCGCGCGTTTGACATCGCCATTGAGCTGGATCAGTTACGTTTTGCTAACCGCATCGCTGGCCGTATGACCGACCAGAAGACTGTTGTTAACTTCCGTGAGCAGTCTCGCGACGCACTTGCCTATGCAATTGCTGACCGTTGTGACCAGTTGGCATTCTTGACCATGTCAGGTGTTGCTTATACTCACAAAAACAACGGCGGTCTTCGTACTGCTTCAGCTACTGCTGGACACGACCTTGTTGATCTTGAGTTTGCATCAGACGTTTCTGCTCCAACTGGTGATCGTCACCGTCGAATCAGCGGTACTTCTATTGCTGCTGGCGACACTACTGCTGTTACAGGGGCTGACAAGATCGGTTACAAGCATATTGTTGAGCTGAAGGCTTATGCCAAAGACAACTATATTCGTGGGATTCGTGGTGCTGGTAACCAAGAAACTTTCCACATGTTTGTTACCCCTCAGCAGATGGCTGCTCTGAAGTTAGATTCTGACTTCCTAGCTAACGTCCGTAACGCTGGCGTTCGAGGAACTGGCAACAGCCTGTTCTCTGGTTCTGCTTCGTTGATGGTTGACGGTGTAATGATCCATGAGTTCCGCCATGTGTTTAACACTTCTGGCGCTACTACTGGTACTTCCTCTAACGCTGGCGCAGCTGGCTACAAGTGGGGTGCTGACGCCGACGTAGTTGGTGGACGCGCTCTGTTCTGTGGTGCTCAGGCCCTGGCAATGGCTGACATCGGTCTGCCTGAAATGGTTGAAGATACTTTCGACTATGGCAATCAGTCTGGTATCAGCGTAGGCAAGATCTTCGGTCTCCGTAAGCCTAAGTACAACAGCGACATCAGTGGCTCTGTACAGGACTTCGGCATCATCGCTCTAGATACTGCCCAGTAAGTAAGATTAAACCCTCTCCTCCTTCGGGGGGAGAGGTTTCTTTTATATAGGACCTAATCATGAAGATTGTATGTAGTGAAGATTTGCGAGTCACCACTATGGGTGGCACAGCTGTTTTGTTTGAAGCAGGCGTACCAAGAGAAATCGCCGAAGAAATTGGCTTGTTAGCCATTCAGATGGGCGCAAAAGAATACAACGACAAGTATGTCGAAGAGGAAAAAGCTGAGATCGCTGAGTTTGAAGAGGTAATTGACACAGTGATTGATGAAGTATTTGAAGTTAAAACTATTGATACAAACCTTGTCACCACCCTCGAGAAACTGATCGAAGAAGCTGACCCCAACTCATTTAAAACCGATGGCACCCCCAAAGCAGCCGTCGTTAACAAGATGCTAGGTCGCACGGTACGAACTGATGAGCGAGAAGCAGCTTGGGAATTAGCACTTAACTCATAGGTATACAGCATGGCAGTAACAGTACAGAGCGTCATCGACCGAGTACAAACCGTACTGCAAGACACGACCGGCGTTCGCTGGCCTGCAACTTCAGAGCTTGTATTGTGGGTAAATGACGCCCAACGAGAAACAGCCCTACTAAAACCCGATGCTAGTGCCGTTAATGAAACGATCACGCTCGCTGCAGGTACAAAACAAGATATCCCCAGCACCGGTAATAGACTGCTCAAAGTTGTACGCAACATGTCAGCTGCTAACAGCGGCACAGGCAAACGATCAATTAGGTTAGTAGGCCGTGACATCTTGGATACTCAGAGTCCCGACTGGCATGACCCTACCGTAACTGGTGATGCTGCTCATACAAACATCGTTAAGCATTATATGTATGACGAGGCTAACCCCCGTAACTTCTATGTATACCCAGGTGTTAGTGGAAACGCTTACATCGAGGTTATCTACTCAACAAACCCAACCACTGTTACAGCTAGTGACAACCTGGGTTTGCCAGACATATTCGCTAACGCAGTTATGAACTATGTGCTCTACATGGCTTACATGAAGGACGCTGAGTACTCTGGTAACCAACAACGTGCTGCTAGCCATTATCAGATATTCACTACGTCGGTAACGGGCAAAGCACAAATAGATATGGTGACTACCCCGAACCCTGAAAACCGCCCAACCGCTCCAGTGATGGCGTAGGAAATTAGTTTATGGCTAAGGTTAGCTACGAAACACTATTCCCAGACATTTTACCCGTCGTCCCCGCCTGTCCCGATAGCTTGATTGAGAGAAACATTCGATCAGCAGTTATTGAGTTCTGCGAGAAGACCGGTATTTATCAAGCGGAACTAGACCCTCTAACAACTGTTAGTGGTATTTACGAATACGACTTAGAGCCGCCTAGCGGCACCGTGGTTCATAAGATCATGAACACAGTGTTTGATGGTAAGAACCTAGAAGCCGTGTCTCCCGAACTGCTAGATCAAAGAAAACCAGACTGGCGCAAATCAGAGAACACAGGCTCGCCAGAATATTATGTCAAGCAAGGTCAAAGACTGGTTTGGCTAGTGCCGACACCTTCAGCGACTATGGTCTCTAGTACATTAATTAGAGCCCAGTTGAAGCCTACGCCGACATCTACATCCTGCGACTCAGATCTAATTGCAGAGTACCGCGACAGCATTATTAACGGCACTTTGTTTCGGTTGTTACGTACCCCAGGTCAGGCTTGGACCGATCTAACCGGAGCGCAGATTTACGGCGCACTCTTCGCCGAAGGGATCACTAACGCAGAAAGAAAAGCCCGTCATGCGGACGAAGGCGTAGCTAGGAAGGTGAATTATGGTGGTGTCACACGAGCGTGGCGAACAAGACGCAGGTACGGCAGCGGCGGTTAAACCAACGCTAGCATCAATCCGCAAAGAATGGGATTGGGTAAAGCAAGGCGTTGAAGAGATTTTACGAGAGCAACCTAAGCTGACATATAGGGCTGAAGACGTCTACGCAGCGTGCTTAAACGAAGAGGCTTTTCTTTGGGTATTCCCAGAGGGGTTTTTAATAAGCACAGCAGAGAAAGATGAATACTCAGGCGAGCACATATTCTTTTTCTGGCTAGTGTGGGTGAAGAAACGCGGTCAAAAAACGGTAATTGAGAAGTACGTGCCTTTTTTCGCCGAGACAGCCAAGGAGATGGGCTTTAAAAGGATTGAGGCTCGAACAAACGTATCAGACTTAGAACGAAGTATGTTGTCTGACGGTTGGGAGAGGCAATCTGCAACCTATACGAGAGAAATTTAATGAGTTTTATATTTGGGAAGCCTGAGAAACAAGAATACGAACCGTCAGCAGACGAGAAAATGTCTGCTAGCGTAGCTTTGGCTGAGTACAACAGCTTCAAGCAAAAATACTCCCCCCTGCTCGAAGAGATGCGCGATCAGTCTAAGACTGAAAATCCGACAAATACGCTTCGAGCTAGAGCAAACGCAGACACTATGCAGGCTCTAACTTCTGATACTAACTACGAAGATACGCAAGCGAATAACAAATCGTCTGATATGTCACAGGCTTTGCAGGGTCAGATGGGCGTAGCTAACCAGTCAGGCAAAGATATCCAAGACAAACTAGGCGTAAACGTATTAGGTACTGCCAGAGGCCAGCAAGCTGACGCTCAGACAGGTATGGCTAAAGCCTCCAGACTTGCGACTTCCGATGCCTTAACAAGAGCTAAAGGTAAACAAGATGTACGCGCGGCTAGAACCAAAGCCATCGGTCAAGTTGCTGGGGCCGCACTTCAGTTGGGCGCAGAGAAAGGCCTGTTTGGTGAAGCGCCACAGGGCGCTACTTTTACCAACAAGGAAGGGGTTGGGACAGTTATGGAAACACCCGCAACCAAAGGGTCTTTCGGCCATAACTTCGTGACTAATATGGTGGGAATTAATAGCCGCTTGGGGAGATACTGATGATAATAAGTACACCTCCAGGGTACGGCAGCGGCGGTTACGGGTACGAACCCAACCCTACGTTACCTCACGTAACTGACCCGAGACAGACTTACTCAAACATCACTCGTGACGAGTACCTAAATTTCAAGGACAAGTATAGTTCTTTTGAAGATGGACTACTTGAAAAGGCTAAGAATGATACGAGTCTTATCGACGCCGCTAAAGAAGATAGTGGACGAGTGGCTGGTCTCATGTCAGGCGTATCAGAACGTAACGCCTCACGTTACGGAGCTGCATTGACTCCAGCCCAGCTTCAGCAACAAGAACGGGCTCTTGATAGAGGAACAACCCTTGGTTCAATACAAGCAGTTGGAGACACCCGTATTGCACAGCAAGAAGCGAATACTGCGCTAAAGTCGGACTTAATTAATATCGGGCAAGGTGTTAATCGATCTTCCCAGAGTCAACTTGGCTCAGCTGCGTCTGATGCTCAAGCCCGAGCTAACGCCTACACCCAAGCAAAAGCGTCTGCAAAAGCACAGACGATGTCTACCGTTGGGACTTTAGCCTCAAGCGCAATTATCGCGTACGCAATATTCGCGAGCGACCGGCGCATGAAAGAGAACATCGAGCAAATCGGCGTTTCCGACAATGGTATTAATATTTATGAGTTTAGTTACAAAGGCTCAGATGAGCGCTACCAAGGCGTAATGGCAGACGAAGTTCCGTGGGCAGTTGTCGAGCGGAGCGTAGGTTACAACATGGTTGACTACAACAAGGTCGACGTTGAGTTCAGAAGAGTTTAGAGGTAGCTATGAGTTTTTTTGAGGGTTTATTTGCAAGCGGTCAACAAGCCGCTTCCGCGCGGACATCCAGAGATCGCAATGCTCTTTACCGCGACAATTTGTTGCTCGACCAAGAGAAACGAGCGCAAGAGAATCAAGTCAAGATTACAAACGAACTTTACAAAGGAGCCAGCGCTGGTAACTTCTTAGATGGCGATCGACTTGGACTGGGCGCGGGTTTTGCGGAAGCGCTAAAAAATGGCGATAAAAATGGCGTAGACCTTGCCATCAAAATGCTTAATGAGTCAGACATTGTTGATGACGATTCGCAGGTTACAGGACTTACGCGCGACAGCGTTAATGGTGGATACCTAATAGATGTAACCAACAACGACGGTTCGCCTGGAGTTAAGACTGAGAACGGTAGTAGAGATCCAGAAGATCCCGCCATATTCATCCCCGACGGTAAGATCTTGGATACAGTGAATACGGCCTGGGACTCAACCGTTATGGCCTACCAGAACGAGATAGGCGTCTCTGTTATGGGCGCGACTGAGAACGTGATCAATACAAACGCTGGTGCAAATGCTGAGGAAATAGAGGCTCAGAGAGACTTGCGCATACTCACTGGCAAAGTCTTGAATGGATTCCCCAAAGGGGCAGCTAAAACGCGAGCTATGGGCGTTGTTGCCGCCGCTGACACTCCCGAAGAAAAGCTCGAAGTCGTTAACGAGATGGCTAAAGATCAAGGCCTTGAGCCGCTCACACCACCAAAACAAACTGGTGTTGATCTAACAGATGCGCAGAACGAACAAGTAGCACTTCGCCAAGCACAGGCGCAAAAGCCCAACGACGGGAAAATGCTCAAGGGCAACGAAGCGCTGTTCAACGCTGTTGAGCAGGTTGAAAGCGGTGGCGATCATAGTGCAGTCAGCCCAGCTGGCGCTCAGGGCGTAATGCAGTTAATGCCAGCCACAGCCAAGAACCCAGGCTATGGGATCGAGGGCG